GTTTGCCATTGGCGTGTATTGTATTTGCCATTGAATTCCTTACGCGCTTGGGTGTTGTTATACTTTTGATTGAACACCCGTTGGTCTTGACCTCCATGCTGTAAGCAATACCCGTTTAACTTTGACCTTGGATGTGGGCATCCCAACGTTGCGCATTTGCTATTAGACGGTATCGTTGGCATATTTGAATGACCATGCTTTGACGTCTTTTCTGAAACCTTCTTTACGTTGCATATTGCCACCCACGCTTATTTTATGTTGACGCATAACAGCGTTCAATCGCCATTTGGGGTCTCGCTTCAATGCGTTATATACGGGTATGCTGGAAAACTTACCCATGACCTCATAATTCTTATCAGCAACCAATTTGGCACATTTGTTCAGAAAATGTATGCCCAAACCAAATCCACAATAATCGGGATGTATGACAAGACGGTTGAAATGTAATTGCATCATTGTGCCAGCGCGATGTGGCACGTAATTGGAAAAGGCTAAAAAGCCGATTTGATTTGCGCCATCCCATAAGCCATAAAACAATTGTTTACCACCGGCTAAATTCTCGCTTAAATAATGATAGCGGCTAAAGTAACGCCATGTGTGCCTATCGGTCTCATATACGTTGAATTCAAGCCGTTCTGTGCGTTGATAGTCTCGCCAAAGTGACCTCCGGTCGGTGTACGTCTGTTTGTTTGCGTCAATGACCCAATCAGGGTTTAACCATTCAACAACGTCGTAATGACATGACAATAATACAATGCGCTTGCCTGTTTTGCGTGCGTGTTTTTGTATGCAATGGCTCATGACTTTGGCAACGGTTCGGTCAACGACGCTTGTCCATTCGTCAATCACAATCATGCCGTCATCGCGTGCCATTTGTAATGCACATTCTGCACGTGCCTTTTGACCATTGGACAACGTGTATGCGGGTCGTATCCAACATGGAACACTTGTTAATCCAACGCCACATAACATTTCGGCACATTCGTCGTATGTCATGGCTTCAGGAAATTGCTCAATAATTGGCAATTGCGGGTTCAATATTTCATTGAAACAATTGTTACCCCATATATGCTTGGCTAACGTTGTCTTACCGCTACCTGACGCTCCAACAATCAAACCAATGCTGAATGGTGTTTGTATGTCGGCTTTGACTTGGAAATGATGCGTTGATTTTTTTTCAGCATCAATATCAAGGCTGTTTGCCGCTTTGATTGCGCGAAATGATTTGGAAACTGGCGATGCAAGGGTTAACTCAAAATTTTGCACTGGAAGCCTCGTTTCTGCATTTCCTCATATAACGTTTCCAATTCACGTTCGCCTGTACATTCAATAAGCAATGTATTACGCGATTCGTCGCTTGGTTCTTTAAAATCTTCGTCAATTTCAGCATCGTTAAAATTTAACGCTTTAATTTCTTCGTCGCTGAAACCCGTCAAGCCCAAATCAAAGCCCGCTTCCATAAGGTCTTGGATTTCAAACGCCAGCAATTCGTTGTCCCAACCCGCGTTCAATGCTAATTTGTTGTCAGCAATGATGTATGCGCGTCGTTGTTGTTCGGTTAATTCGCTGAGTTCAATCGTTGGTACGGTTTCGTAGCCAAGTTCCTGCGCCGCTTTTAATCGACCATGACCGGCAATAATGCCGTTTTTGCCGTCAATCAATATGGGGTTTGTGAATCCAAACTCACGTAGGCTTGCCACCAATTGAGCAATTTGAGCATCGCTGTGTGTGCGTGAGTTTTTTGCGTATGCTGTAAGTTCGGTTGTTTTTTTGTATTTGATTGCTAATTTTGTCATATCTTATTTGTGTTAATTATTTCAAAAATTTCAATTTGTACACGGTCGCATTAAGCAAATTTGCCACGTTGTCAATTTCGTTTTGAATTTCACTGTTTTGTGGCATTTGTTGGCGATAATCGCGTACGTAATTGCGTAGGCTAATCATATATGCCAATGGGTCGTCGTTGTTACCATTGCCAAACATCGCTGGATACGGGTCAATAATTGTTTCGTACGCGCCTTGGATTGATTCAACCAATCCATCAACCAATTCAGGTATTTCATCGTAATACGCGCCCAATGCGACGTGTTCCGAATACGATTTGGATTTAAAATGCATTAAATGGGTCAACGTTGCTGAATGTAGCAATGTGCTGACAAATGTTCCAACAACTCCGTCCATGTTTGCCTCCTTAAAACCTGATGCGTGAGCGGCTTGCCCGACTTGTATTGCCTTTTGTTTGGTGTCAAAAGGTCCTTTTGAACCCCAATACCATCCGTCCGATTTTTTACTAATTGGCATACGTTATCCTTTTTGATATTGTCTGCGTTTGCATTGTTTGACGCAACCGCAATTTGGCTCAATTTTCCATTGTGGCACGTCACCCCATTTACGTAATGATAACGACAACAATTCACGCATCATTTTGCATGGTTCCTCAAGCAATAAACGTTCACGACAATTAAAGCAAGTAAACGAATATCCGCCATGATGTTGCTTTGTCTTTGCATAAGCACAATCCCGACACACTTCGCCAACTTGAACTGAGGTCATACGATGAATTCAGGCTTTGGCAATTTTTGCGTGTAAAACGTGTACAACCAAACTGTTTTACGTCCACGCGATTGTTCATTTTTAATCTGTTCCCGTGTCATGTATCGTTGACGCATGAAATAACAAAGAGCCATTGAAATTTGACTTGATTTCAATTCAGGCAACGCGTGACGAATGTCAGTCAATGTCAATGGATTTTCTGCCGCTTTAAAAACGTCCTTGATTTTTGATGCCGCATTTGCCATAAAAAAGCCCTCATGTATTAGATAAGGGCTGATGGTAGCAAACTTATAATATCTGTCAAGACGTTAACACGGCAACAGCGCGATTTTTAATCATGTCGCCATTGCCAAACCATGTATTGTTCAAACGTGCGTCATCTGTACGTGATGGGTGATGGTGGTCAAAATATTCGGTTACGGAATTAAGCAACGCCCATTTGCTATCGCCAACCAATTCAGCACCTTTTGCCTCGCCTTTGAACAAATCCAAAATTTTGTTATATGGGCGGCTTTTTTCCACAAGCAATTTTTGGTTTTCCAATTGGTCAGCCGTAAACAAGATACGTTTAACAAAATTGTCGGCTTGCTCGGTTGTAATACGTTGACGTTCCAAATGCTTTGCCATTTCCATGAAGCCGTCAAACGATGCAACAGCCGCCCCCAATTTGGACTTCATCAACTCATGGTCGAATTTACGGGCGTGCGTAAATGACACGCTGTGCGCATTGTTTTGTACCGACAATGACAATGTGTTATTACATACGACGCGCACGCTGGTGAATCGTGCTGTCGTCGCCAATGATTTGTCTGCGGATGTTGACAACAACAAGAAACCCCCGATGCCATCGCCTTGGGTAACTTCGCCAAATTTGCCCGTTTCGGCTAATGCCCACAAACGCTTGCCACCAAACAATGTGCCGGCTGTATGCAAGCGGAAACCTGATTCCTCAACCAAATCACGGAAAAATTCCAATACATCGGCGGGTTGAACAATTTGATAACGGTCGGAAACAATGGATAACGGTTCGCTGTTGTCGCTACGATACAGCACATTTTGCTTTGGGAATTTTGACAAGTCGCCATAAAAGCCGTGTGGCAAATAATGTACAGGCGCGGATTCAATGTTCCAATCCATGCCAGCGGCAACGCGCCATTGTTCAATGGTGGCGTTTTGGTCAAGTGCTTGACCCAGACCATGCCAAGGGGTTGCCCCCACAAAAGCCATTTCCGTGTAGCCGTCAGCGCGGATTGTAAGTTCATGTGCCATGATTAATTTCCTTTTAAATGATTAACGATTGATAAAAAAACATTGATTGGCGTGGCTAACGCCTTTGGAGTCGATGTAATGCTCACCACATCCGGACATATATTCAATTAAGAAAAATGCACCGCCAACAACAAAAGCCAAACTGACAAGGCCTTGAAATGCCCAAATTGCTAATTGCTTAATAAATTTCATGCTGTCACCTTGTTCATTGTTGCAAATTCTGTCAATGTAACCAAACGCACGTTTTGACTGTCAATGCGCCAGCCTTTGGCACGTGCAAATCGGATTGCTTGCA